TCACGGCATACAGTTTCCATTAGGCCCTCAAGAAAATGATTTCTTCTTAAGAACAGATCTATTGCCAAACAGACTATTCAAGTATGACGGTACTAGGTGGTTAAAAGTTGAAGATAAAGTTAGACATACGTTAACTAACAACGATACTAGACAAACTCTCAAAACTAGTTTTATTAATAATAAAAACATCACCGGTACAACCGTTGTCCAAGAAGGAGTTGATATTCCTACAGTCAACACGTTGACCTTGCAAACTTCAATACCATATACTGCTGGCATGGGCGGCAAGGTATTCATTGGTGATTCAAAAGTTCAGTCAGTGGTAGTTACTTCTGGTGTTGGCGGCAATGCGTTAATTACTATGGGAGAGACTGCTCCTGCTAATAGCAATGTTCAGTGGACACTATTCAAATCGTTTATTGACGAACGTAGTTCAGTTAGCAAAGCAGTTAAACCTAAGGCAGATCTATAATGCAACATTTTTATGACGGTCAGATAAGACGATATCTGCTACAGACAATTAGAGTTCTCAGTAACTTCACTGTCAAGTACGGCGATGGTAGACTAGTACGTATACCTGTTGTCTACGGCGACGCTGACAGACAAGCGGCTTCAATCATGAGACAGAACAGTGAAAATAAAATTAACTCTGCTCCTAGGATTGCAGTCTATATTAATGGCCTTACTATGGATCCTAGTAGACTTTCTGACTCAACGTTTGTTGGCAAGGTACACGTTAAAGAAAGAGCAATCGATCAAGACACTGGCGAGTATACTACAGGTGAAGGTGCCAACTATACTATTGAAAGACTAATGCCAACTCCTTTTAAGTTAGACATTAAGGCAGACATTTGGGCAGCAAATACTGATCAAAAGTTACAAATTTTAGAACAAATACTAGTGTTGTTCAACCCAACACTGGAACTTCAAACAACTGACAACTATGTTGATTGGTCAAGTTTAAGTGTGCTTGAGATTAAAGATTTGGCATGGAGTTCAAGGTCAGTGCCAGTTGGTGCAGACACTCCCATTGATATTGCAACCATTACGTTCACAACACCTATATGGATTAATCCCCCTGTAAAAATTAAACAGCTTGGTATTATTACACAAATTATTACCAGCCTACACGATGGCATTAGCACTCCTGAAGCATCATACATTGATGGCCTAGGTACTGATCCTATCAGCGACGGAGCGCAGACAGGCGTTACTCTCATAACTAGAGTTCCTGTATCATTAAGCAGTTACGGAGTGCAGGTATATAACGGCCAAGCCAAATTATTAGCTAAAAATGAAAATGCAGTCGCTGACGACCCTTATTCAATTCCTGTGAAGCAAGGTCCTGATATCAGTTGGTACAAATTATTAAATCAACATCCTGGCCAGTACAAAGCAGGATATAGTCAGATATATCTTAAACAGCCCCTAGGCAATGAAGTGATAGGTACTATTGCTATTAATCCAGCTGACGACTCAGTATTGACAATTAATTGGGATTCTGACACATACCCAAGTAACACTGATCTAGACCCTAGCGGTCCTCGCTCATCAAGTCCTGGAACGTTTGATGCTATTGTAAATCCTTTAACATTTAATCCCAAAGGTGCAGACGGATTAGGCACTGTTGCGGCAGGTACTAGGTATCTAATTGTAGAAAATATCGGAGATATTGACAATATTGATGGTCCTGACGCATGGAAATCAACAGGCGGCGTTGACTTTGTAGCTAAAGAAAACGATGTAATTCAGTGGGACGGAACGCAGTGGGAAGTTATATTTGAAGCCGCTCAGAGTGACGACACTCTCATCTATCAAACAAATATATATACTGGAGTTCAGTATAAGTGGGACGGAATTAGCTGGACTAAATCGTTTGAAGGCGAGTATGAAGAGGGTGCATGGAGACTAAGACTGTAACTGAAATTGTTTGTAGTGGCGCATTAATTTACGCCAAGAAAAGTCACAGGTTTTTACTCTTACAAAAAGCAAACGGAAAACATGCAGGTACTTGGGGGTTAGTTGGCGGCACTAACCTTGAAGGAGAAACTGCATGGCAGGGCCTTCAACGTGAAATTACTGAAGAAATTGGCAGTAATTTTAAAATAATCAAAACTATTCCTATTGAAACATTTGTCAGCAATGACAATGTTTTTAATTTCCATACCTACCTGTGCGTAGTAGATGATGAGTTTGTTCCGGTGCTAAGTGAGGAACACAACGGGTGGGCATGGGCAACAATTGATCATGCTCCAAAGCCACTGCATCAGGGCCTAAGAAACAGTTTTAGTAACAGAACTGTACGCACTAAGTTACAAACAATCTTTGACCTAGTTGGTCTAATCTAATATGTTTAATTGGTTTAAGAAAACAAAAAGTTGGGTACGATTTTATTCAATGGATCAAAATGTATCCATTATGTACCCTGTGGTAGACAATCGACTAACAGAACGGGACTGGAATAATGTTGGTGATATTTCCAGAAATAGGCCCGAACAAGGCAAGCAAATTGTATTAAACTGTCCTGCCATTAAACAGATTACCAGCGTTGGTTATGTATTACGAGCACCGGCAGATTTTATAATCAAGACTGGTCCTAGTGTTGAACACTTGTCTTGGGAAACACCTTTTCTGTTTAAAAGACACAGCGACAAATATACGTTTAGTGGCAGTGAATATTATGTAAGTTGGCATAGTCCTGCACAAACTGAGCCACTAATTCCAAAAGAAATTCCTAACACAGATAAAAAATATCTACACTCTGCTGTTAAGATAGAAACTCCGTGGCGTGTCAAAGCCAGTGACGACATCTTGCTTTTACAATTACCTGTTACCTATAACAACGAAGCAAGATTTTCTGCAGCCATTGGTGTGTTAGATCCAAAATACATGCATTCCGTGAGCGTACAACTGTTCTGGCATGTAGTTGAAGGCGAGACATTGATCAAAGCAGGAACCCCGCTGGTGCAGTACGTTCCTATACAGCGCAGTCTATTTCAAAAAAATTCAGTAGACTTTATTGTAGACACTGCTACAGATGTTGAAAAAGAAATTGAAGAAGCCTATGCTTTTGCCAATCATAGCCGCTTTCCTAAGACAGACTCTGCTGGCAACAAGGTAAGAGTAATAACTCAACTGTTTGAGTATTTTAGAAACAAATATCCTAAGTCTAAAATTTAAATTACAAGTTTAGTAAGAGGATACTTGTTGATTGTACCTCTTAGGAAAGTATTAAAACTTAATGTAATACGAGGAGTGTCGCCCTGATACTCTTCAACTAGATGCTCAACAGAACTAGGGAAAATCAACATTTCACCTGGCACTAGATTTATTCCCCATCGCTTAGAATTATATAAGTTTGACTCAACAATATCGTATTCTATTGTGTCAAAGGCGCTGGTTATAAACACAGTTGCTCCGCCCTTGTTGTCAGTAGCCAACGATAAGATTCCACTTAGAACAGAATTTGGATGCCAATGTCTATGATGACTTTGCCCTTTGTCTGTCTTATTAACCCAGGATTCTGTAATATAGATTTCACAGTCCTTTGAAGCACTGATAACATTATAGAAATAAGCATTTAGCCTGTCCATAATTGCTTCCTTAACTTGACTAAACTCCGGAGTTTCTAAAATCTGTTGGTTAGTGCTGATACTGTTTGTATAATTTTCAATCCAATTTACGTTAGAAAGGTTCAAACTAATATCAATTCCAGTTTTAAAAACTGGTCTAGAAAACAAAGGAACTAGTTGTTCATTAATCATTAAAGGGCACCTGTAAGTATGATATATATAGTACTTCACACCTGGTTAACAAACAATTTATGAAATTAGAAAAAGATATCGGTATTTGGGAAGGGTTGTTTAACGCCCATGATTGTCAAGCCTTGATTGATTATTTTTATAAAATCAAACAATCAAATCTAAGCTACACTAGGCTTGATCTTAGAGAAGCCATGAGTCATAAAAAGAATGACGAAGCGGTATTTGTGCTAGACCCGGACACTATGCGAGTCATGGCTAACGAAAATTTAGTTGTTCCGTTTATGCAAAAATTTTGGAACTGCTATCGACAATATATGGAACACTATAGTGTGCTACTTGAAACAGGCGATCATCAAGTTAGGGCTATGAAAGTGCAGAAAACATTACCAGGTCAAGGGTATCATATGTGGCACTTTGAATCAGACAGCATAGATCGTAGTGCTAGGGTATGCTCATGGTCCGTATTTTTAAATACTGTTGATCAAGGCGGTGAAACGGAATTCTTATATCAAAGTATTAGAGTGCCTGCTACCCAAGGGACTCTAGTAATCTGGCCTGCAGGGTTTACTCATACCCATAGAGGCAATCCTCCATTAAGCGGGGAGAAGTTTATTTTAACAGGCTGGATTGAATTCTAATGGAAGTTTTAAATTTGTTTCCTGTTGAATTTTTTGTGTTTAAAAACAACTCAATTGACAACTCCAAACTGATTGCCGAACTTGAAACTTTAGATAACGTTGAAATTAAAAAAACAACAACAATTAGTTTATTAGTTGATCTAAGAAAAAATGAAAAATTTAACGAGTTATTTTCTTGGTTTGAACAATGTCTCGAAGAGATCCGTTCCACTATGAAATACGACTGTGACAAATTTGAAATTACCAACAGCTGGGTCAACGTTGCACTGCCTAAGTATAATATGCATCAAAACTATCATAAACATTCAATGAGTTATTATAGTGCAGTCTATTATTTTACTGAAGGCTCGCCTACAGAATTTGAAGATGTTGTTACTGACAGATCGCGAGCACAGTTAGAAGTATTAAGACACGACTATAAGCCGTGGGAAACGGTACTTCCAGAACCGGGCAAGTTAATAATTTTTCCTAGTTATGTTTATCATAGAAGTCATACGCACATGGGCGATAAGTCCCGTTACATTTTAAGTTTTAATACGCTACCTTCTGGTAAAATAAATCATCAACTAGCTACAGATTCAAAAGCACACATTAAGGTACACTAATGATTAAGAAGTTAATAGTTCTAGGTGGAGGCAATGCTGGACTGATGTCTGCACTCTATCTTAAAAAAGCGTTACCTGATTTAGAAATCTCGTTGATAAAATCTAAAAAGATAGGTACTATTGGTGTAGGAGAAGGGTCTACTGAGCATTGGACTACTTTTGCCAATGCTGTTGGAATTAGTATTTTAGACCTCATTAAACATTGTGGTGCTACAATTAAAATTGGTATTAAGTTTGAGGACTGGCACGGAGATGGCACTAGTTACTTTCATAGCTTGCCACAGTATCTAGTGTCATTTGACGCATATAGTGGCGCTGCTCATACCATGATGAGATTAATCGGAGATGGTATTAGTACTGAAGGACTACACTGGCAGTTGCCCATGGACGGATATGTACATGAGCCGCTAACTGATTACTTTCAATTTCACTTTGACAGTGAAAAATTAAATAAATTTTTAGAAGATAAATGTCTAGAATTGGGAATATCAGTAGTTGAGGCTGACGTTGTTGGGCCTATATTAGATCAGCAGGGGTTTATTTCTCACATAGTTGACGATCAAGGATACAAGTACTCTGCAGACTTTTTCATAGATAGTAGCGGATTCAATCGTATCATTGCATCTAAGCTCGGAGCCGAGTGGGTTGATTGGTCAAAGTATCTCCCACTAAACAGTGCTATTGCTTTTCAAACGCCATACGAAGAAAAAATCCCACCTTATACATTGGCCAAAGCTATGACCAGTGGTTGGCATTGGCGCAGTCCTGTTCAAGATCGATTCGGCAACGGGTATGTGTTTAGCGATCAGTTTATTAGTGAAGATCAAGCAGTGGGCGAAATTCAAAAACACTTTAAAGATACTATTAAAGTTGGTCGCAAGATTAATTTTGTATCTGGTAAAGTTAACAAAGCATGGATTAAGAATTGTGTTTCAATCGGTCTTAGCAGTAATTTTGTCGAGCCGCTTGAGGCCAGCAGCATTTCAACTACTATACAACAACTTCGATTATTAACAACTTCTATTTGGAACTGGTCTAAAGAAGATACCGGAACTGTTAAAGAGTATAATAAAATAGTTGATGATATGTTGTATAATGTTCTAAACTTTATACAATTACATTATTTTACTCAGCGCAACGATACAGAATTTTGGCGTTGGTGCAAGAATGAAATTACTGTCACAGATTTTAATAAAGAAAACATAGAAGTTTTTAAAAAGAATTTTGTCAACCAAATAGTATTACCTGAAGATGGCACTATGAATAATTTTAAGATATATGATTGTCTAAACTGGATTCAGGTCATGCACGGGCTACGTATGTTTGATCAAAAGAGTATAAAAGCATTGTATGAAACACGATATGGCAGATATAGGCAGGCAGACGTCGACTACTTAAACACAGTAGAACAATCGCCCGTGCAAGGGTGGATCACTTGTCGCCAGGCTATCGATCAGGTTAAGTTTTTGTCAACTAATATTACGGAATATAAATTATGATTAACTCATTGTGCGTTGTTGGTGGTGGTACCAGCGGCCTAATTACAGCCCTTATGATGAAAAAAGGCTGGCCAAATATAAAGATTACACTAATTGAGTCTAGTCAAATTGGTATTATTGGCGTAGGGGAGGGGTCAACCGAGCATTGGAAAAAGTTTATTAATCATATCGATGTTGGTGTTCCTGAACTAGTTAGAGAAACCGGTGCAACTTTTAAAGTGGGAATTAAATTTACCAATTGGCACGGTGACGGTACACACTATTGGCACAGTCTTAGCGAGCAATATGGTGGCCTAGCTAAAGAAAATGGACTGCCGTTTACTTGGATTAGAGCCGTTGGTGAGAACTGGGATCCTCTCGATACTGTATGGAACCTAAGTCGAAACAGTAGGCACGTTGAACCGTTAAGTGATATTCTAAGTCAATACCATTTTGATACATTCAAGTTGAATAACTTTTTACACAAGCTCTGTAGAGATCGAGGAATTGAAATTGTTGATACTGAAATTGATAATGTAATTTTAGATCAGCAGGGCAATGTTGAAAAACTGATCGATCATAAAGGGCAAGAGTACGCATTTGATTTCTACGCAGATTGCAGCGGTTTTAAAAGAATTATCGGCTCTAAGGTAGGCGCTAAGTGGATTGATCGTACTAGTCAACTTCCAATGAATAGCGCCATTACGTTTCCAACAGGATATACTGAAGACATTCCTAGCTATACTGAAGCAACTGCTTTAAGTAGTGGGTGGTGTTGGAGGATTCCAACACAGGAACGTTACGGTAATGGATATGTATTCTGTGATAGATTTATTGATGAAACTGCTGCACATGATGAAGTAAGCCAACATTATAAACAGCTAGGCATTTCTGACAATTTAGAAGTCGGTCGCAAAATTAAGTTTGGGGCAGGGCACGTTGAGCAGTACTGGATGAAAAATTGTGTAATGATTGGCCTAAGCGGTATTTTTGTAGAGCCACTAGAAGCTAGTAGTATAGGAACAACAATTCAGCAATGTTTCTTGCTATTACCTGCTATTGCATTTTGGGAGAAGGGTGATACTAAAACTGCCAATGCATACAATAAACACATGTCTGTGATCAGTGATAATATTGTTGATTTCATACAACTACATTATTTTAGTCAGCGCCAAGATTCAGAGTTTTGGAAGTGGTGTCAACATAGTTTAGAGTGGACTGATTTTAATAAAGAAAATATCGAATACTTTAAAAAGAATTATGTAAATCCACACTACTTTAATAGTCCTATGATTATGTTTAGTTACCTTAACTATGCTCAGGTTATGCACGGCTTACGCATGTTTGATCATAAAAACATTAAAAAATTATATGATAACCACTTTGTAAAATACAAGCACGAAATAGACAGAGTTCTTGCACTGAGCGATCACGACAGGGTTATATCGTTTAGCCATAGAGAATCAATCAACAGATTAAAAGAAAGATATGACACAATCTCAATTAAAATTTGATGCTATTGTATTAGGCGGTGGAAGTGCAGGTTGGCTCACTGCATTGTTCTTACAACGTAACTGGCCTAAACTTAAGATAGTAGTAGTTGAAGACCCTAAACGTCCTCCTATCATTGCAGGCGAAAGCGGTACTACTACATTTGTAAGTCTCATGCGATCTCTTAAGATAGACATTGATGATTTTATACAACAAGTAAATGCTACTCCTAAACTGGGCGGAAAATTTACTGACTGGAACGGTGTTGGTACTGAATTTATTCACAGTCTTCAAACAGATCATGCACCATGGCTAGACGGATGGACTGATTATGTTGATTCAGAATTAGCCAAAGAAGATTTAAGATTAGGATCGCTAGTAAATATTATGACTGCGGAAAGGCATAAAGACAAATATCTAAGAAGTCTTATTGCCAACGACATTCCTTTAGCAGATGCATTCTTAGCTTCGGCATTTATTAAAGAAAATAAAGTTCCATTTGGTTCTACTAGCAATATTCCCTGTGTACCTATGTGGCATTTTGAAAGTAGATCGGCTGCTGCATATTTTAAAAAAATTGCACTTTCAAGAGGAATAGAACACATAGAAGGCGAATATTTGTCAAGTGTCCAAGATAGCGCAGGCAATATTGAATCAATTAAATTAGATGGCGATCGTGAGTTATCATCTAAATGGTTTTTTGATTGTTCAGGTTTTGCCCGACTGCTACTAGGCAAGGTTCTTAAAGAAGAATTTGTTGACTATACTGATTATTTTCCAGCTAGAGCTGTGGTTGCTTGGTGGGATGACCCTTGTTACTGTCCTACAACTAACGCTACTGCGATGAAATATGGATGGTCGTGGAATATCAATCTACGTCATCGATCAGGCAATGGTTACATCTATGACCCAGACCATATAAATTTAGAACAAGCGATTAGTGAAGCAGAAATTCGTTTTAATAAAAAGATTGATCCAATAGCAAACTTTCAGTTTACTCCGGGCATTATGAAACGTGCTTGGTCTAAAAATGTTATAGGTATTGGACTAAGTACTGGGTTTTTAGAACCGTTAGAAGCCAATGGAGTGGCAGTAATTATCGAAAGTTTGTATGCGTTACAAGATCATTGGAAGCCGTTTGCATATAACGAGCTTAGAACCGTAGATCACTTTAACGGTCGAGTATTTGCAATTACTGAAGATATTAGAGACTTCCTAGCATTACATTATCGGGGACAGCGCAGAGATACTGATTTCTGGAAAAGTCATGCGTTTGACTCCAAGCGGGTTCCGCCTAGTTTGATTGAAAATTTAGAGAGATGGCGAGAGTTTTTTGTTAATAACGGGCCAGAACCCTTTGTACACGGGTATAGTCCCACCGCATGGCTTATGGTTTTACAGGCTCTACAAGTCTTTCCGACAAGTAAGTTAGCAGAATTTCATGCTAAAAACTTACCGTTAGGAAAAGCTGTTCTTGAAATTAATCAAAATAAATACAAAACTATCGTTAGTCCGTTTTGGACAATAGAGCAGTGGATCAAAAATACTGCATAAATACACTGTTAAAGGAGACTTACATGGCTACATATAAAATGATCCTGAGAGATGCTGACAACCCTAATACTTCAGACCTACACGTTTTTGAAGTTTTGATTACCGCGGATAATAGACAGCAAGCTCAGGCAATCTGTGAAGAGCAACACGGATATAAAAATATTGTTGCAGGCCCAATAAAAATTGAAGATTAAACGTTACGGAGAATATCGTGCTCTAGCTCGCCTATTCTCCGTAATTCAGGACTAGCATATTCAAAGGGCAGTCCTAGGCAAGGCCTAGTATCCCATTTTAAAAACGCATCAGCTCCATTAATATCAACATACTGCAAAAAACATTGCACTTGGCGGGATCCCGTAAATGGGTTCCGCCAATGTTCGTTTTTACGACCGCTATAAATTACTAGGTCGCCAACATCTAATAGTACTTCTGTAGTTGCCCCGTCGTCTTCTTTAATAAAGATTGGCCAATCAACTGCATCTTTTTCAACACATACACTAATAGTAACTTCACTGCTTTGTCTATCTCTGTGTATTTTTAATTCAGATCCGTGATAATAGATCCTAGCATAAGAATAAGTCGGTGCTAATTTTTTTGAAGTTTTTTCTTCAATTAACGGCAATAGTTTAACACTCAATGCTTCAAACATTAACGGACTATATCTAGCAAAACTATTTGGACACAAGTCAGAAAAGTTATGTTGAGGATATAGCACCTTGCATGTGTCTTCCATCATAGAGAACTCTAAAGAAAGGAATTGACACATTTCTGCTGAAACTGCGTTTTTTACGATTATTGGCTTCATAGTAAAGGCATTAAACTCATGTTAACAAATGGCCGTTCAATGTAATCTCTTATCATAGGGTGCTCGGGCAACACATGTACATCAAACCCTATAGTTGTTCTAACACCTTCATATGGCGCTAACACTTCTACTTTGTGTAGTCTATTACCTGGACCAAAGTATATTTGCCCTGGGCGGTTGTCAATCGCATAATTTTCAAAGGTTGTACGAGTTTCTTTAGGGTCAATAGCAATATACCCGTGATAATCAAAGTCATGATGGTGCCAGTCAAGTACTTGGTCTTGTGTATGATAATTTAACCACGCTTCAAACCACAGGGGTCTAGTATCACCTAACTCAGATCTAATAACATTCCTTAACTCTTTATAAATTTGATAAAATG